CTTTTCTGTACGACGATTTTCGCACATGACCCGATTTTGGAAAGGAAAGCGGTAATGGGTAGGCCTAAAAGCGGATTAGTATTATTTAAAAATCACATAGAAGAGATCCGCACGAAGGCTGAGGACTTGGAGGTCGAGCAAAAGGCCTTGCTGCTTTCGACATTGGACAGATACGAGACTCAAGTAGAGCTTTGCAACCGCCTCAGGGTGGAAGTTGAGAAGAATCCGACTACGGTAACCAAAGAATATGTTAAGGGCCGTGAAAATATCGTGATCAATCCTCTGATCCAGTCCTATAACACTACAGTGAGCTCAGCCAACAAAACAGCTGAGACACTTTTGAAGATATTTGGAAAGGCGATAGAAGCTCCGGAGGAAAAGCCTGACGATCCTCTGATGGCGATACTGGATGGCACTGTCGATTGACCATCCGGCGGTAAAATTCGCCAAGTATTGCGTCAGAAAAAACAGTCCAGCTCCTAAATATGTCAGGCTTCAGTGCGAATCCTTCCTGAGGATCGCGCTCGGAAAGGACAAAGTCTATGAAATAGACGAAAAGACTGAGAAAAAGATTGACGCTATCCTTAAGCTCACGATCATGCCGAAAGGTCTGAAGGCAGGCCAGACGATGCATGAGTGTTCCGAAGGTTACCAGTGGCTTATATATATCGCGGCACTATGTACGGTTTATAAAAAGGATCCGAAGAAGAGACGTTACGAGACAGTCCTTCTGGAGATTGCCAGGAAGAACTTTAAGACTTACACAGTCGGGATGCTTTTCATCCTCTTGTTTATCCTGGAGCCGCCGCTCTCAAAGTTTTATTCAGTCGCTCCGGACGGAGCTCTGAGCCGCGAAGTAAAAAGTGCGATAGAAGATACGCTGCGGATGTCCCCTGCTCTGTATGAGTACATGGGGAATAAGAGGTTCAAGATCCTGAGGGATTACATTGAATTTACTCCGACAAAGTCGAGATACGAGCCTCTTAATTATTCCACCAGCAGGATGGATGGCCGTCTTCCGAATGTTTTTCTGGCTGATGAGGTCGGGGCGCTGCCTAACTCATATCCCATCGAGGCAATGAGATCCGGTCAGCTTAATATCTTGAATAAGCTGGGATTTATCATCTCAACAAAGTATCCGACAGTGGATAATCCATTCGAGGATTTCTGCAGCTACGCAAAAACAGTCCTTAATGGGACTGAGAATGATGAAAAGATATTTGCTCTCTTATTTGAGCCGGATGATACGGAACACTGGGAGAGCGATGACAAGATATTAAGACAGGCTAACCCGGTGTCCTGGAATAGCAAAGTGATCTGGGACGACCTTATTTACAGGCGCAAGCAGGCCATATCGATGGAAAGCGCCAGAGAAAACTTCCTGACGAAGCACTGTAATATCATTTATGCCGGAGCAGGAAGCGAGACTTACATCGATGTAAAGGCCGTGCAGAAATGCAAGACCAAGGACATTGACTGGACAGGCCGTGAGGTCTGGGTGGGTGTAGACCTTTCAATGTCTGGTGATAATACTTCCGTTTCCTTCGTGTCGGAGGAAAACGGCGTGATCTTCGCTGATAGCTTTGCATTTATCCCTGAGGGCCGCATCGATGAAAAGAATAAATTCGAAAAGGTAGATTATCGGCGTTACATAGAGGGCGGTAAATGCATAGCCTGCGGAGATCTGACCATTGGCTACGATGTAGTTGAACAGTTTGTGTTTGATCTGGAAGAAAAATTTGGAGTAAAAGTCATTGCGATCGGCTTCGACCGGTACAACGCAATGAGCTCCGCCCAGAAGTGGGACCAGAAGTATACCACGGTGGAAATTAAGCAGCATTCATCGGTGCTACATCCACCAACAAAATTATTGTATGAGACCATTATGGACCAGAATTTTAGGTATACGGAAAATCCTCTACTGGAGATCAATTTCCAGAATGCCCGGTGCACATTTGATACAAATCTGAACCGGTATGTAAACAAAAAGAAGTCCAACGGCAAGGTGGATATGGTAGTGAGCCTTATCAATGCGCTGTATCTGCTCCAGCAGGACAGGCTATTAAACTACAGCGGGTTCGTTGCCCAGCTGATAGAGGTATGAGATGAACGCATGGGACAAGATGCTTAATGGAATATGGAACCAGACAGATCCTCAGACTAATAGTTCGGTGACATTGGATGATGTGTTGCTCCGGGCGATGTTCAATGGCGAAAAATTGAGCCGTGAGCAGGTAATGGCTATCCCTGAGGTGGCTGCAGATGTGGATCTGATATCGAATACCTTCGCTCTCATACCGTGCAAGTTGTACCGGAGAGAGGGCGACAGCGTAGTTGAGGTCGAAAATGACCCGAGAGTTGACCTTCTTAACGTGGATCCGCGAGACACACTCGACGCATTCCAGTTCAAAAAGGCCATGTGCACCGACTATTTTGTGGGCGCAAATGGCGGAGGATACGCATATATCAGCCGAGACCGAAACAATGTGAAGGCTCTTCACTACGTCAAGTCCGAGGATGTGACTATCTGGTGTAATGATGATCCGATTTTTAAGAATTACTGGATCTATGTTAACGCTGAGAAGTACGAGAAGACCGATTTCCTTAAGCTTCTCCGAAACACCCGCAACGGATGGGATGGAGAGAGCATAATCAGCGAAGTCAACGATGCAATGCAGGCGGCTTATGGGCTCTTAAAACTGCAGATTGCTCTGGCGACCAAGGGCGGAAATAAAAAAGGCTTCCTTCTCAGTAAAAAGAGGCTTGGTAAGGAAGAAATCCTGGCTTTAAAGAATACCTGGAGTTCACTTTACAGTAATAGCTCGGATAACATCCCAATCTTGAACGAGGGGCTGGATTTTAAGGAGACATCCTCCAGCCCGATGGAGTTGCAGCTGAATCAGTGCAAGACGACGCTCAATAAAGAGATAGATTCCATCTTCCACATCTCGGATGACAGGGAAGATTTTGTGAGAAAAGCAATCCTGCCCATTGGAAACGCATTTGAGACGGCTCTGAACAGAGATCTGCTCCTTGAAAAAGAGAAAAAGACATATTTCTGGCAGTTGGATTATTCAGAACTTATCAAGGCTTCCATGAAGGAACGATATGAGGCGTACCGGTCAGCCAAAGAAGCGGGCTGGCTCATGATAAATGAGATCCGCGAGATGGAAAATCTCGAAAAGGTCGAGGGCATGGATGTCCTGAATGTAGGTCTGGGAGCTGCGCTTTACAATACGGATGACGGTACTTTCTATGTTCCTAACACGGACACGGCAAAGAACCGTGAGGATAAGGAGGAAAACAATGAAGAACCATAATGTATATCTCTATGACGAGATCGTCACAGAGAAGTATACCGACTGGGACGGGGTCGAGCATGGGTTTACTCCCAACGACATGTCCGGTGTTCTGGCCGGTGCTGAGGAGGGCGATACGGTCAATATCCTCGTGAACTCACCCGGTGGTTCAGTGTTCGCTGCGGTTGCCATGACATCCGAGATAAAGCGGGCAAAGGACAGAGGGGTGGTAGTCAACGCTATCGTTGACGGTATGGCGGCAAGCGCTGCTTCATTCCTGATCATGGCCTGCACGGATGTGTGTATGTATGACGGGACCATGCTGATGGTGCATAAGCCCATGTCATTCGCTATTGGAAATGCAAACGACTTCCTGAAGGCTGCCGAGGATCTGGAAGCCATCGAGAACGGAACATGCATGCCGATATACCGTTCTAAGCTGAAGGCTGACGAGGAGGAGCTTAAGGCCCTGATCGCAAATGAGACCTGGCTTTCCGCAAGGGAGGCTCAGAGGATCTTTGATCTGACGATTATTGACGAGCATAAGGATGTGAAGAATGTTCTTACATCTTCCATCGTTGCTAAATATGGCTTCAGGCACACGCCTGAGAGTCTACTGAAGACTCCCGAGGCGACGAGGGAGCCGAAGGTAACCCAGAGTGTACCTGTTGACCTTTCGGAATACAGGGAAAGAATTTGTGCAATAGGAGGTACAAAATGAACAAGAAGGAGATCACAGAAATGATCAACGACCTCAAGGATCAGATGTCCCAGATCGTTGATACCGCGACTGCCGAGAACCGCCTGCTCACAGATGATGAGAATAAGCAGTTCGCAAGCCTTGAGGCTCAGGCTAAGAACGCGGAGGCAACACTGGCCAACATGGAGAAGATCGAGA